TATATCATTCCGGCAGGGAGGTACTATAATATATTATATCATTCCGGCAGGGAGGTACTATAATATATTATATCATTCCGGCAGGGAGGTACTATAATATATTATATCATTCCGGCAGGGAGGTACTATAATATGCCACGACACCCCCTACCCCTCTAAAAAATTTGACAACACCGCCCACAGCGATTGAGAATGGCAGTATGGGGCTATCGAAGCAGAAGCAATTATTTGTTGAGGCCTTCGATGGGGACGAAGTATACGCGATGAGAGTCGCTGGCTATACCGGAGCCGACAACTATCTAAAACGTAAAGCTGAAGACCTATTAAAGGATCCAACCGTTCAAGAAGCACTTCGCAAACGCGACAACTTCCGCACGTCCACAAACAAAATCATCGCCGATAGACAAGAACGACAAGCACTATGGACCGCCATCATGCGAAACACCGACCCCCACTATAAAGAAGAGCTTGATGAAAACGGTATACCAAAAGCTCAAGGCAACATACCCCTACAAACGCGTTTAAAAGCCTCCGAGCTTCTAGGCAAGTCAGAGGCCGACTTCATCGAGAAAATCGATATAAACGCAAATGTGACGATCACAGACCTAATACAGCAGTCCTACCTAACATCAGACGATGACATCGATGCCATCGAAGCAGAATACCACGCCATTAAAGACAAACGCGCCTTAGTTGACTCAATCCCTCTGAAAGAAGAAAAACCCATTGACATCGACGATTTTGTATGACTAACGTGCAACGGCTACTTAACAAGCCTTCAACACTCCAACCACATCAACTCATAAAACTCTGGCGACACAGACCCAAAATCTTTTTTAAAGATGCCTTTGATGTAACACTCGATGCGTGGCAAGAAGATGTTGTTGACCTCTACATGGAGAACAATCGTCTCGCCCTTGTGGCGTCAAAAGGACCTGGGAAAACTTTTACTCTCGCTATGCTCGGATGGCACTTCTTTATTACAAACCATCAACCAAAGATGGCAGCAACATCGATTACTAAAGATCACTTGATGGCAAACCTTTGGGCAGAACTTTTGAAGTGGCGGGCAAAGTCACGACTCTTAACTCTTTCAACCAATGAAGGTTTCTCTAAGATTACGCTTAAAGGGCATGAAGGGTATTCATTCATAGACGCTCGATCATTTTCAAAGTCGGCAGATGAGAAGGCGCAACAGTCCGCCCTTGCGGGTTTGCACGCGGATAACGTGGCGTTCTTGATTGACGAAGCGGGGATGATTCCTGATGCAGTTTTGATTACTGCGGACGCAGCTCTTTCGACTGGTGATTCTGCCACTAAGAAGGCAAAGCTTCTTGTGACAGCTAACCCAGAAGAGCCAAAAGGATTGATATACAACGCTTATATGGGGCGGTCAGTTCAGAAATGGGCAGTCTACACAATTTCAGGCGATCCTGATGATCCTAAACGTGCTCCACGTGTTGATATTAAATGGGCGAGAGAAGTCATTGCACAATTCGGTAAGGACTCACCGTATGCACTAGTAAACGTATTCGGTAAATATCCTGCGACATCATCCAACATGCTAATATCGGAGCAGGAAGTTCGAGATGCAATGAGTAGAACTATTGATGATAACTTGCTTAAAAACTTTCAAATGCGTTTAGGCATTGATGTCGCTCGCGGCGGTATTGACTCTACAGTGTTTTTTCTTCGGAGAGGTAAGAAGGCGTATCCGCCGGAACAAATACCTTCGAATGTGTTAGGTCCTGAACTTGCAGGTAAAGCGGCAATGATGGTTCAGGATTTAAAGGTGGAGCGCATATTCGTAGACAACACAGGCGGGTTTGGTGGTTCGGTGGTGGATAGTCTTCAACTATTTCCAAACATTGATGTGACACCTGTTCATTACAATTCTAAGGCGCAGGACAAGCGTTACTACAATAAGCGTACTGAGATGTGGGTGAGGATGCGTGATTGGATTCGTGATGGTGGGTGTTTGCCTAACGACCCGGCACTTGCAGAAGAGCTTACGACTCCGCGTCTGCAATTTCATGGTGGTATGTTTAGGCTAGAAGAGAAAGAGCAGATTAAGCAAAGGTTGGGGCGGTCTCCGGACAAAGCCGACGCGTTGGCTCAGACATTTGCGGACGTTGAGCAGCCTAGTTTTTATGCGGAGTATGAGGAGCGGATAGCGGAGTTTGGGGACCCGTTGGAGTATTATCGGCAGAAAAGTCAAGCTCGAAATTATTACTCAGATGAATCTCAGGTTGACAAATTTTATTATTCGCCGCCTAATTATAAGGCATAGGGGACTTTTATGTTTATTGGTCAGGATGAAGAAATGTCTTTTGCTTCTGGTGCTTTAGGCGGTGCCGTTGCAGGGGCGTCGGTTGGTGGTCCTATTGGTGCGGCGGTTGGTGGGGTTGCTGGGGGTTTAATTGGTTTCACTTCGGCGCGACGTCAAAATATGAATGCCAAGAGGGCGATGCAACAGGCTGAAAAAATAAGGAATCAAAATATCTTTCGCGAAATGATGTTGAGGAAGCAGAAAGATGAAAATATGTTGGCCATGCTTAGCAGATCAAAAAATACAGTAAATTCTCAAGCTGGCGTAAATACTTCTACTGGATTTCTCAGCGGAGCGATGGCACAATCAACAAACAGTTCACCGGGATCATCCGGAACTTTTTAAGGAGATATTTATGAAAGGTTACACTAAGTCAAAACCTATGGCCAAAAAACCGGCGGCTAAAAAGCCTGCTGTTAAGAAGCCAGTTAAAAAAGGTAAGTAATCATGTTGAAGGCAAGAGTAAAAAAGCGTCGTAATGGTGAGGATCTAACAGCAGTTCAGCCACAAGGCGAGCTTCCTACTCTTGCCCAGGCTATTGAGATCCGCGAGATGGAGCGGGCGAGACAAGCGGAATCAGCTCCGATGTTGTCGGCTAATGCTGCTACGTCATCACCAATGGAAGGTGCGCGTGCGATGAATCCAATGGAAGGTGAAACGGCTCAGGGTAGTGCCATGCGCGCTAAAGTAAAAGCTAAAGGTCCTAAACCGGGCGATGATATTTATGATTTACGTATTGGCGGGTATGGCGCTTCTTTAGGTCCTCAAGAGTCCGGTGAAGCGGCGGTTCGTCGTATTCAAGAAGAGCGTAAAGCAAAAGTCAGACGTAAAGGAAAATAATGGCCAGACTTACTTACGCCGAGGCAACGGCGCTTAGAAATAAATTGCGAGATGGTATGAGCCGTTTTTTACCAAAATGGCGTGATCTCGCTAGGTTCATCGCTCCTGAGCGATTGAAAGAAAACCCAAACGACAAGCACAACGGTCTTCGTAAAGACAGTCGTATTATTAAAAACCAAGCAGGTCGAAGTCTCAGAACATTTGTTTCAGGGATGATGAATGGGGCAACACCTCGTTCAAGACCGTGGTTTAATTTAACAGTAAACAACCGTCAGAAAGCTCTTTCTGCGGGAGCTAAAAGATATTTTGCGGAAGCGGAGGCAGTTCTTAATGCGCATTTTCAAGTATCAAATCTTTATCGGGTATTGCCTATGGCGTATAAAGACGTGGGGATATTTTCCAACGCTGCGTTTGCTATGCTTCCGGATCCCCGTTTTGGGTTTCATTTTTACCCTTTTGCTATTGGGACGTATGCGTTTGCTTGCGACGATCGCGGCAACACAAATACTTTTACTCGTGACTTTTCTCTTACTGTTCGTCAAATAGTGGAGAGGTATACGACGCTAACACCTTCTGGTCAGATTGATTGGAAGGGTATTCCTAGTTGGATTAGAGAACATTGGGACAATGCTAGATACCAAGAGACGGCGGTATTGGCGCAGCTTATTATTCCTAATAGGGACTATAATCCTGACAGAAAGTCTTTGGATCCGGCGGATAAGAAGTTTCAATCTTATACGTGGGTTCATGCTTCTGGGAATAATCTTCCTCCTCAGACATCTTCTGGATTTAGAAACGAGGCTTCACTAAATGGCTCTGAATTTATTAAGGTTAGTGGTTTTGATTATTTTCCTGTTATCACTCCACGATGGGAAGTTATGCCCGAAGAGGACTACGGCGTTGACGGTCCGGGAGAAATTGCGTTAGGCGACGTAATGACTCTTCAGGAGATGGAGAAGTGGCGTTTAGAAGCTATTGCAAAACTTGTAAAACCTCCGATGGTGGGGCATGCAAGTTTGAGGAGGCATCAAGCTTCTATTCTTGCGGGTGGTATTACCTATGTTGACGATCAGGGTGCGCAGGCGGGTTTTAAGCCGGCGTTTATGGTGGACCCTAAGCTTGGTGATTTGATTCAAGATCAGCAAGAATATGTGCAAGCGATTCGTTCAGCGTTTTATGAGGATTTGTTCTTAATGCTTTCGGGTGACAGAACGGTTTCACACGTAACGGCCCGTGAGATTGACGAGAAGGCGGCGGAGAGGATGTCTACTCTTGCACCGGTATTGGGGCAATGGGACCAGGATCTTTCTAGTCCGTTGATTCGTAATGCTCAAATTATTTTGGAGCAGCAAGGTCGTTTCCCTAAGCGTCCTAAAGACCTTGAGGGTGAGGAGCTTAGACCGGAGTATATTTCTATTCTGGCCCAAGCGGCTAAGGTTTCCATGATGAACTCAGTGGAGCGTGCAGTTCAATTTACTGCAAACGTGGCACAGATTCAGCAGGACCCCTCTTTACTTAAGCTGATTAACGGTGAGAAGATATTGAGGAGCTATTACGACTACGTCGCTATAGATCCGACGATCATTCTTGATGAGGATGAATTTGAAGAGATAAAGCAGGTAGCAGCGCAAGAGCAGGCAATGATGAAAGAGCAAGCGATGATGGCACAAGAGTCAGAGTCCGCGAAGAATCTTTCACAGGCCAAAGTGGGGGAAGGCTCTATGCTTGATACATTACTTCAAGCATCACAGCCTTAATGAGGGATGAGTAAAGAAAAGCAATTAATTGAAAAGACCGATTTAGAGTGGGTTATGTCGTCTCCATCAGGACGAAGAGTCATGTGGAGGATATTGTCTCATTGCGGGATTTACCGAGACATTGAGGGTCAAGGGGAGATTGCAGCGAAACAAATAGGGCGCCGCCAAGTTGGTTTATTTTTATTGGATATTATTTCAGACGCTTCTGAAGATAATCTCGAGATTATGATGAGGGAAGCGAGAGAAGAAGCAAAAAGGGAGAAAATAGAGTATGAGCGAAACAACAGAGCAAACACAACAGCAAGCTACATCGATGGGGAACTCCCAACAATCGGAGACGACATCGGCTCTTCAATCTAATCTGCAAGAGCTTTCTAAAGGTAAAGAGGCTACGAAGATTCAAAATGCGTCGAGCTATCAAGAGCATCCAGCGGACAAGCTTTCAAACGCTCCGGGGAAAGATGAGAGTCAGAAGGACGTAAAGCCTGTCGAGACTTCGGATGAAATGGAGTACGACCTTGAGCTTCCTCCTGATTCTATTCTGACTAAAGAGGACTTGGATGAAATTGTAAAAATAGCGGAGTCAGAAGGTCTTAATAAATTTAAGGCTGAAAAGCTGATTAAAGAGCGTGAAGAGTTATTGAAGAAAGGGATGTCTAAGGCGGAGCTTAAGATTCAGGAGAAATATAAATCCGAGCAAAAAGAGCTCATGTCTCATCCTGATTTTATTGGGGATAAAAAGGTAAAATCTTTTGAGTCTATTAGGAGAGCGGTGGAGACGTTTGGGGATGAAAACTTGATTAAAGCACTAAACCGTCCTGACATTGGAAACAACCTTGCTCTAGCGCTTTTCCTTAAGAAAATCGGGGACATGATTGCCTCTGATTCTATTGAAGGTAAGGGTGAGCCTGCGGGAGGCGGGAACAGTTCTCAAGATAAGGAAGCGGTGTACGCAAAGCTTTATCCTGATTTTTTTAAAAAATAATAAAAAAGTTGTTGACGCCGATATTATCCTGCTTCAAGCTAGATAATATCGGTGTAAAACAACTTAACACACAAGGAAGTTTGTATGGCCCTTTTGAACTCTGAGTTTCCCACACTACTTGATCTGGCGCAGATGCCAGAGAACAAAGAGGTGTCTGAAGTCGTAAACCTGCTTGCGCAACAAAACCCCGTCCTTGAAGATGCTCCAATGTTCGAATGTAACAAAGGAACATACCATGAGACGACTGTTCTCACTGGTCTTCCTGCTGTAACTTGGGGTCGTCTTTATAAAGGCGTTCCTGCCTCTAAAGGCACGCACCAAACAGTAAAAGACACAACAGGCTTCGTGAACTCAGCCGCTCAGGTTGATCGTCGCTTTGTTGATATTTACGAAAAGGCTGCTGATAAAGCCTCTGTTCGTTTGGACATGGCTGCCCAGCACCTTGAAGCAATGTCTCAGGAAATTGCTCGTGCAATTTTCTATCACGATACTTCAGTTGACCCAGACAAGCCAATGGGCTTTGCTCCACGTTTCAACAGCCTTACTGCTGAAAATGGAAAACAAATCATTGATGGCGGCGGTGTTGGTACTGACAACACTTCAATCTGGATGATTACTTGGGCTAAAAATGCTTGCCACTTGATCTATCCTAAAGGTCATAAGGCGGGTATTGAGCGTAAGGACATGGGTTTGATTCCAGTTCAAGACGCAAACGGTGATACTTACTTTGCTTACCGCGAAGAGTTTGCTCAGCATTTTGGTCTTTCAGTTCGTAACTGGCAGTATGTAGCACGTATTGCTAACATCGACGTGAGTGACCTCGAAGTTGATGCTTCGGCGGGCGCAAACTTGATGAACCTTATGACAGAGATGTACTATGCTCATAAGGGTCGTCGTTCTAACCTTGGCAAGACTTGTATCTACATGAATACAACGCTTGTTAAGTTCCTCGATTATCAAGCACGTTTGGTGACAAACACCAACCTGTTCTTGACATTCGATAAATATGGGCCCAATGCTAAAGAAGTGTTGAACTTCCGCGGCATTCCAATCCGTGAAACAGATGCACTATTGAACACCGAGGACCGCGTAGTTTAATCTACGCGGCCTTAAACATTATAAGAGGTTTATATGGTTTTAGATCAAAATACACTCTTCTCAGACAAACAAGCCATTACAGGCGACGTCGCGTCTACAAACTCTATTGATCTCGGTGCTCCCGGGGTTGCGGCGTACAATTCGATTCAGCTTCGTAGAAAGCTCGGCGTTTCTAAAGATACCCCGCTTTTGATTCAAGTAGTTGAAGATTTTAACAACTTGACGAACTTGAAAATCATAGTTCAGAGCGATGACAACCAAGCTTTCTCTTCTCCAAAAGACGTGTTTTCACAAACAATTCCTTTGATCGATTTGAAGAAAGGTTTCGTATCTGAGATTGACACACTCCCGGTAATCAAAGAGCGCTATATTCGCTTGTACTATGATGTAACCGGAACAGCTCCTACAACTGGAAAAATTACAGCAGGTATTGTACTTGCTACTGACGGTGCTTATAAAGGCTAATAGCTAATACTTGAGGGGAGACATGGCAAACAAGAAAAAAGAAAGAGTACTTGAATTTGTCGTCTGTGATGTAGAAGCCACAGACGACGGTTTCTACAAAGGTCGTATTATCAAGACGGGTGAGAAATTCCGTATTGAGACTATGGCAAAAGACGGCAAGTTGCCTCTTTGGGTAAAGCCGTTAGGTCCTATTAAAAAGAAAGCTGCCCCAAAAGTTGAGGCGGTTAAAGAAGAAGGCGAAGGCGAGGAAGATTCAGTATCTTCACTTGTTTAGAGTAGGAGGTCGCCATGTTAAAAATTGACATAGCGAACTTGGCTCTTGCAAAGCTTGGAACTTCTCTTTACATATCAGACCTAGTAAACGAACAATCTAATCAAGCGAAGATTATCAGACGCCTCTTTTCAGTGGCGTTTGATCGTCTTTTGGAACTTCATGATTGGCACTTTCTTTCGAAATATGCGGAATTATCTCTGGTATCAGAGGATGAAACACTTCCTTATCGCTATCTCTACAGCGTTCCTGCAGACGCTCGAACTATTCGGGAGATTGCGAGTGAGGGAGGATTTACGGCAGTAGATCGTTACGAGGAAAGCAAGATTCGATGGGAGTACGCGTACGATTCAGGCGGTGCGGTTCGCATTAGAACCAATCTGCCTGATGCGTGGGCGAGGTACACAGTAAAACCGGCGGAAAACTATAATTTTCCACCACACTTTGGGAGGGCCCTAGCTGCTCAATTGGCCATAGAGATTGCCCCGTCTTTGATTACAAATAATTTCCCTAAGATCAAACAGACGCTTGCTTCCGAATTAAAATCGGAAGTCAACGAAGGCATCGCCGACGATATGGGGAAACAACCTCGAAGACTGGAGTCCTATAGCCCGTTTGTTCTAGCTCGGCAATAGGCTATGAGTTCAGGGAAACAACTATCATTTCAATACGGAGAGGTTTCACCATCGCTGCGCTTTAGGTCAGACGCAGTATCGTATAGCCAAGGACTATCTAAACTAAAGAACATGTATGTCCGTAATGCGGGAGGCGTTTCTAACCGTCCGGGTTTTTCATACGTGGAAACTCACGCTTGGCAAGAAGACTTGATGAGAAAGGGGGGAGGTCCGGGAATTACTGGAAAATATATTTCTAACCCAGAAACAGGTCAAAATGATTTATATGAGTATAGAAGATTTAACGGTTCGGATCCGAGATATGCATTTTTTAAAAATGGCGTGGAATTAACCCTGGTTTCCGGTTCCCCCCCTGCGCGGTATGAGCCGCTACTTCCGGAAAAAATACGTTTTATTCCTTTAAAAGAAGATGTTCTTTTTTGTCCCAAAATGAAACTAAACATATCGAGCCCATACCATTCTACGTACCCTAATGGAGTAAACGTAAGTGTACGCTACACTGACGTCGGATTTACAAGTCGTCCCTTTGGTAGAAACCCCTTTCCGACAACTGCTACTATATCTACACCAGGATCTCTTATAGTAGGAAACACTCTCTTACTTCCAGTGGCTTATGTTTTTACCGGTGTTTTTGAAAACGAGGAGGAAATACTAATTGGGTATATTGAAACACCGGATCCCCCTCCGCCGAGTCTATCGTCTACTATTTGGTACCCAAACGAATCTGTGACAAACTACATAAATATAACTTTTGGTTTAGCGACTGTTCCGAATTTAAAATATGTAAACGTATATCGAGCCTTTGGAGGGGCGGCACAAAACGGAAAGTTTTATAAATTTACACAGCGGCTATTATATCAGGCAGGTAACACCACATTAACTTTAATTGACTTTGGGTCTGAAGACATATCCCAAAATCCCCCATTAAACATAAAGCTTATTCAGGGCAACAATGGTCTTACTCATGCCAAAGACGGGATGTACTACCAGCAAAGACTTTTTATTTCTTACGACAAAGACTCCACAATTAAATCAGGGGAGGTCGGAGTTTCAAAATTGGGTTGCCCAAGAGAACTTAAAATGCCCGCCATATTTAACAACCTTGGGGCTTTTCAATTTAGTGTACCTGTTTTCGATTCTTCCTCAGTAGTTGGTTTTTTAGCTATGGAAAGGGGTATTGTTTTTACTGAAAAAGCCGTGTACGTACTTAGAGGAGGGGAGCAAGGTGTGATAACACCTACTTCAGTAAATCCACTTTTAATTTCTAATACCGGATGCTCTTCGATCGTAGAGCCTAAAATGAAAGGCAGAAAAGGCTATTATCTAAATAACGACCACACTAAGTTGATGGGCATACTATTTGTAGATGACGCAAACCTACGTGTTTTTGAGGTTTCAATTTTTTCTGACCATTTAATAACTTCAGATATATTTAAGATGGAAGTTGTTAGTGGGAAAGAAGATCAGGTTTATCTCTTGAAGAGAGACGGCACAATGATAGGCGTTACTGTAGGGCCAGACTTCAATGGTTTTTATGAAATCACTACGGATGGGTTTATTGAAAATATAATGCCTTTTAAATCTCTTAAAACATACTATCCTAACATTCCTCTTTCATGGCCTGTAAATAACTTGCCAGAAAACGATTGTCTTTTTGCGTATGTAATAAGAGACGGCGTAAGGCACCTTGAGGCAATGATTGTTAGAGAAGACGTATATGAAGAGGGAATGATATACGTCGATGCTGCGTCCACGTTTGGTGAGCGGCTATCGCTTAGAGAAGACTCTGTTTACTACAGATTGTCCGGAAACATACCTCCCGTGTCTATCCCACAAGGCTTTGAGTTAAACATAAATGGGGGGACGACGTGGACGGCGGGTGAAACAGTGTTTATTGAATCCGTACTTAGCCTTCCACTTTTGACTACTCAAAAACTTTTTTTCTACTACGAAAATAGCGAAGGTATAGTCAGAAGAATCTTATGGACTCCTGACGGAGGTACGACAACTCCTGTAACCCCAGGGTATTCCAACGCATATACCGGTACTTTCTCTGAAGATATTCCCCCTCAGCTTCAAGACGTAAGAAGTCAGCCGTTATCACCTGATGATATGATAAAAGCGCTTACAAGATACTTGCCGGCGTATAATAGCATTAGCGGTCTTACACACTTGGCGAACAGAGAAGTTTCAGTATTCGCAGACGGAAAGGTTTATAGTTCTCCAAATAACCCAGAAATGCCGACACTAACGGTCAGTGCGGGCGGCGTGTTGACATTGCCTGAGTATGTAGCGTGGGGAGTTGTTGGTCTTCCATACGTTTCCGAGATGGAGACATTAGATCTTGAGGCGAGTGATGGCCGTACATTTACTGACTCAAATAAACTGATAAACGCTGTTGGTATTGCTTTTACTAACTCTCGTGGCGGCCATGCCGGTATCGAATCTCAAGGTGTTTCAAATATGGCACCTATTAACTATAAACCATACGAAGGTGTGTCGGCAGATGAAAAGAACTTCGAGGGGCATGTAACTATTCCTATCCCGGCTCAATGGTCTGAAAAGGGCCGGGTGAACATTAAGCAGTTTGACCCTTTACCGCTTACTGTTCTGTCAGTTTACCCTAAAGGGATGGTAGGTAATTAGTATGAATGAGTTTTTTCCTGAAGAAGGCGTAGTAACTATGGACACCGTTGATCCTTTTACGGGTCGTGCTACTGGAAGATCTAGTCAAAACATTCCGGCTATCAACGTGTCAGCTAATGCTGTTAGACGAGATAGAATGACTCAAAACATTGTCCAAGACAATTTAGGAAGAGGCACTAGCCTACTTCCAGAGGATTTATCCGAAGGCACTAGAAACTTAAAAGTCCCAAACACTAAGGGGGATAGTCCTGCCAACCCAATAGATGCTCAAACAAACTTTTTAAAGAAAGAGTCAAAAGACTACAAAAAAGCTGAACTAGCCCTCTCTGGCGCAAAATTCGCCGCAGACATCATGAATGCGCAACTTCAGTACAATCAAATTGTAGGGCAAGCGCAATTTAACATTCAAATGGCCCGAAATCAGGCCAAAGACTCACTTTATCGTGGACGGTTGGCGGCAAGTCAGGCACAATCTCAAGGAAGAGCGGCATCAGATCAGGCAATTTTAGCAATGGCGGCGCAAGGGCAAGATGTTTCAAGCGCAGGGGTTCAGAGAATTGCAGGGTCTTATGAGGCAATATCGGAGCAAAATGCTATGCAGCTAGAAATTAACGCGATGAAAGAGGCATTAGGTTTTGAACTGGAAGAGGTCAACTATAACTTCCAAAAGAATAATGCGAAAATAAATCGTGATATGACAATCCTTTCTTCTGCATTAAACTTCGGGGCGGAGTCTTATGGTCTGCTAGGAGGTTTATAATGGGGCTTAGATCGCCACAAGAAATGCAGCAGGTTCAAGCTGCTCCTGAGAGATCCACTAGGATGGCGGGCTCCCCAGCCCCTCAGCTTGACACTAAATTTCTTTCAACCCTTTCTGAAGCCAATCAATTAAGAGAAAGAAACCGCTTAGCTCAAGAAGAGAAAAACCTTAAGTTTGCTAAGGCTTTAGCAGGAGTCGAGGCGGAGAAAGCCTACCTTGAGGCAACATCGAAGCTTGCCACAAAGAAGGGTGCGGACGCTTTTCCCGAGGCATCGAGGCTTAGGGAAGAGTTGAGACAAAAGGTTTCTAAGGTTGTTTCTGGGGTAGACCCACGTTATCAGGAAGAAGTTTTTAAACAATTGGCACCAGAAATTGAGTCCCGCTATAACCGAACAGCCATACCATACCAGTACGCTCAGGCACAAAATCTTCGTGAAGGTATTTTTAAAGAGCGTGTGGCAGCGGTAAGTCGGGATGTTATTCAAAGTGGCTCGGATCCGGAGTACTTAGATAAAGAGGGTATTGCAAAACTTTATCAAGCGGTTATTGATTACGGTGAGTCACAGTATGGGGACTTAGATGCAGTAACGCCGGAAGGTTTTACTGCGCGTGAAGCTATTCAGCAGATGGCCCAAACTACTGTCAGTAAGTCACTTGCGGAAGCGGCTATAGGTCAAGCTCAACTTGGTTCTATTAGTCGATCTGAAGAGATATTGAGCAAATTTAGTAAAGAGATTACCGAGCCGGATAGGCTTAAGGTTATTAAAGCAATTGAAAAAGCCAAGGCAGACGGCACGAATGGTGCGGCCATGCAAATAGCGCGCCTTGCAATTAACGAGTATGGGGATGACATAGTCTCTATACAAAAGAGCATTGAGGCACAGTCTAGTGGAAACATGGACCTTTATAAAACCGCCATGGCATTTGTCACTTCAGTCAAAGGGGCGGAGAAAAAAGCTAAAGAGCTTCGCCGTGAAAAAGGTATGGCGCAAGCCGTTCAGGCAATTGAAAACGGTCAGTTTAATGACCAAGTCATAAACGCGTTAGAAGATCCGGAAGACAGAATTAAAGCACGTCAATATGCCGTAGACTTTGCCGCGGGGAAAATGACAATCACCGACAAAAAAGTGTTTGATAAATTGATGTCTGTTGTAATGGACGATCCCGCCAAGTTAGCAGGCGGAGAAATAAACCTTCAAGCGTACAAGCCTTATTTAAATAAAGAAGACTTTAAAATGTTTGAAGGCATTGCGATTCAGATGTCTAAAGATAAGAGTAAAGAGGCCATGCGGGTTGCAAACAGAGGCTACAGACTTGCGTCTGATGTAATAACAAACTACCTCAACTCTAAAGGTATCATGGACGCTATTAGAGTGGGTCAAGCAAGAAACTTTGCTATGAATTACGTAACCGATCTTATGGAAAAAAATCCTAAAATAAGCGAAGCAGATTTACGTCTTAAACTACAACAGGCGTTGTACGACCGAGGAACTAAAATAGAGAAGAAAGGTGGTATATTTGGTTTCTTTCAGAAAGAAACAGAAACTCCTGCCGAAATAGGGGTAAGAATTAAGCCTGACATTAGGGAAAGGATTTTAAAAAGAAAAGGCAATCTAACCGAGTCGCAGCTTTTAGAAGTTGCTAAAAAGCTTCAGGAGCAAAATCCAAACCTAGATATTTTTGAGTGAGGGCAAATGGCATTTAAACCGTCAAAAGAGCTTGTAGATTTCATTAAGAAAAAAGAGGGGCTTCGTACTAAACCGTACAAGGACTTCGATGGGCGTCTGGCTGTTGGTTACGGTGACACTTCAAACGTAACAGGGCCAATATCTGAGATAGAAGCAGAGACACGTTTACAAAAAAGACTTGAGGAAGGGGCAAGCCGTCTTGCCAATACCATTAAGAGATCAGACCTAACGCAAGGTCAGATTGATGCAATGTTAGATCTTGAATATAACATGGGCTTTAGCAAGATGTCCGACATCATTAATCTCGTTAATTCTGGTAAAGACTCTGAGGTTTTGTCTGAGCTAGGAAAATATACTAAAGCTAGAAATGAAAAAGGTGAGATGGTTGAGCTAAAAGGTCTGGTTGAAAGATCTAAAGCCAGACAAAAAATGTGGGGCGGGGGAATTATTGAAGCCCCATCAAAGGAAGTTCCTACCGATATTTTTAGCAATGCCTCATCCATCGACATTGACGCAGCAATCGACTCCATTGATGTACCTTCTGCCCCTAGTTTTAATTTGGATGAGGCTATTGACTCCATTTCTATTGAGCCGAAAGATCCTGTTGATAAAGTATTGTCAGAATTTAATTTTGCGGCTGACATTAACGAAGACCCCTCATACGTTTCCCAAAAGGAAAAAGCAAAAGAGTTTTCTCGTCAGGAAGGCATTCCCTTCGATGAAGCCGAGGCTCTTATATTTCAGAGAGACCCTAATATCGTAAAAGTTAAACGCGAGTCTGAGTCAATCGTTAAGCTTTTCCCTGAGCTTGCTCAGTGGGCTTCAGACCCAGTAAATTTTAAGAAGGTAGCACAAAATCCAAAACAGTTTTCTAAAGTTACGGCCGCAGCAAAGAACTTGAACCCAAGTGTTCTGAATGACTTCAAGCGTGTAGCTAAAGAAAATATATGGGCACCTATTGAAGCAGTTTACGCTTCTGCCGCCATTATGGGGCGTATCAGTCCTGAAGAGGCTGAAAAGGTTTTAAATGAGATTGAAATGGAAAGAAGGGCGACACCCTATTCTAAATACGCCGGCGATATTGAAAAAGTAAGTCAAGCTTTCTCTAGGATAAAATGGGCAATACAGGGTCCTGGCGGTGCTGCTTTATCCACCCTTGGAGATATATTCCAAGGGGAGATCGGGGCTATTCAAGGCATTAAGAAAGCCTACGCGCAAGGTTCTGTTACGGTAGATCAAGTCTATGAGTCTCTTAAAAAAGTGGCAGAAAATTGGGAAGCGTTTGCGCTTATGGGCGCACAGTCAACGTCTTCCTTTGCGTTGCCCCTAGCGGGGCGGGCGGCCGGAGCGGTTGTCGGTGCACCAATTGGTTTGTCTGCTCCGGCCCAAGCGGCTGGAGCCTACATGGGTTCTTTCGTTTTAGGCTTTGGAAGTAAATTAAAAGAAGAGCTTGAAGCTTTTAGAAATCCCGAGACAGGCATGATTGACATGAAGAAAGCCTTGTCTGACCCTAAGCGCGTATCAAGATGGAAGGCCGAAGCGGCAAACTATTCCGCAGCAATGTCAATTGTAGACACACTGTTCACTATGAAAATGGGTAGTTTTACTGGAAAAGCCGGAACCGCTACAACTAAAGTCGGTAAAGTGACAGAAAAAGCTGTTTCAGTAGCGAAAGAAGGTGTCACACAGGCGGCCGGTGAAGGCTTAAGTGAATCTGTAGGTCAAGTGCAAGCGGCAAGTGTGGCGCAGTTTTATGGTGATCCCTTCACTAAAGACAAGGCACTTGATATTGTGGCAAACGGTTTGGAGGAGGCAGCTTTCTCAATTATTCCTGGGGCCGTCACGGGAACCGCATCAGGTGTTTCGCAGAAAGCGGTCACGTATTCCAAAGAAAGACTAATAAAGAAGTTAAAGCAGGTTGAAGTTGCCAAGGAAGTGAACGCTCTTTATTCAGCTTCTCAAGATTTGAGAAAGGCAATTGAGGAGACACCTGAACTTAAAAGTCCGGAAGATGTCAAGGATTTTATAAAAGCAACTACGGAAGTTGCCCCTAAAGAGGTTAGCTCTCTTTCCGATGATGTTGACGTACAGGCAGAAGAGGATGCTATTTTCTCTAGTTTGCTGGATACAAAAGCGCCGGTTAATGTGACGGCCGCAGACTTTGATGCGTATATGGAATCGGTTGGGGTGGACCCTTTATCCGTTATTCAAAATATGCCTCAAACGACAATTGATGAGTATAACACCGCTAAGAGACAAGGTGGTTCGTTCGACGTCGACTATGCAAGCTGGGCGTCGGCCACAAAAGATTTTAAGAACATTGATGCCATTGCACGCTTCAATGGCTCCAAGATGACCCCGCTTCAAGCGAAGGGCATTGAAATTCAGTTTAATGAAGACCCATTCCGAGACATAGATGGCGTGACTGCTTATCACGGCTCCCCCTATGATGAGCAAGGAAGCGAACCTCCCCCTGTTCCAGGGGAGGACGTCCCTGATGTTATTCCGGGGGAACGTACTGATGTAGTACCTGCGCTCGGAGGCCCAGACGTTCAGATCGTAGAAGGCGATGAAGACTCCGACTTGGTAATGCGCCAAGTTGAGTTGACTTCAAGGTTTAAAGACCCTGAAGAAAAAAAGGCGTTTAAAAAGTTTATTTCTGCCTTTAAAAAGGCGGTAGACAAATCCCCTGACATTAAGCCTGAAGCGGTGGAAACACTTGGGGAGATAGAGTGGGAGCACATGAAGTTTCGTGCCCGTCTGTTAGGTAAGACGCCGGCAGAACTTATCGCAAGATTGAAGCTTGGTAAGAGGACCAGCAGACCTTCGGCGTCGGGTACGTTTTTTCCGGGAGGTTTTGGTCTCCCTTATACAATCGGGTTTAGTGAAGCTGCGACAGTAAAGACGATGATTCACGAGCTCGGACATTCATGGCTTCATGAGCTTTCCGAGGATTTTGTCATTCTTTCTGAAATTCCAGAAGACCAAAGAACTGAAGAGCAAAAAGAAATGTTGCGCTTGATGGACGTGATCGTGAAGGAAGTTAATTCTCGCGGCATCAAGATGAATAACATTTCTGAACTTTATTCTCTTAGAAGAGAGGATCTTAGTGCTGTTCATGAGATGTTCTCTCAGACTACGGAAGTGTGGGCGCTTGAAGGCAAGCACCAAAACAGCCGCTTAAAATATATCTTAGAGCACTTCAGATCGTGGCTTGCTAAGATTGCTGAACTTATTGGCAAGACGTATCCGCAATGGCCCGCAATGAAGCTTACTCCAGAAGTCGAAAGGCTATTCCAGTTTATCACAAACGGAGATCAGAAAGTAAAAGAAGAGTTGATGCCAATGTTCAGTCAGCCTGAGTATCCGGCAGGGTTCTTTGGGAAAGATCACGACAAGTACATGGAGGCTTGGTACGATGCCCGTAGTGAAGCCGTTGGTGACTTTATTTCTAAGGCCGTACGCCGTAGTTATGCCGAGCGAGAAGTCGCTATTAAAAACGCACTAAACGACATTCGCGATAGAGCGTCCCAAGAGATCGATCAACTCCCCTCAATGCAGATTCTAAAGAATTTCCAGAACGCCTATCAGCTTTATAAAAATAAGCAGATCGAGTTTAATCCACGCATAAACGACAAGTCTTTAAAGGAATTGTTCGATAAATCAGGAATGGCGGCCGTATACACATGGGAAGGGTTCAAGGAAATTATTCCCAGGGATTTCTACGCAGGAGATAAAAAAGGCGGCGTTGATGTAAATGACGTTATGCTGCAAATGGGAATTAACTCAGGTGATGAGTTCATTCAGTTGATGATGCAGGCCGGTCAGCGTGAAGAGCTAATCGAAAACAGAATGAACGAAATTATTGAAAAAGAGTTTCCCGTCTTCAAGTCAGACGAGGAAATTCATAAAGCAGCAGTCGAAGCCATCAATGGCCGTGGGAGAGAAAAACTTGTTAATGAGACTTTTAACATTCTAAAGAACAAGTACCCAAAAGAGTTCAGAAGACTAATCGAGAAAGGAATGTTGCCTAATTCGGCTTTTGGTGACAAAGAAATGAAATCTTTCTTGAAGGATCAAGCAGTAAAAGAAATAATGAGTAAGTCGGTGGCAGGGCTTAAGCCACTGAAGTTGATGGATGAGTCCGATCGACTTGGCAAGGAAGCCGCCTCGATGTTCCGTCGTGGGGACATCGAGGAAGCCATGGAGCTTAAGTATAAGCAGGTTCAACTTTTTTATCAATCTAAAGCAGCACTTGATCTTTTGAGACAAGTGGCGCATGTAGAAGCAGTTAAGAAGAAAGCTCAGAAACTATTCGCAAACCAACAAAAACACTCAGAATATGACGTAGATATTCTTCAGTTTGCTAATGATCTAATTATTCAGTCAGGTAAAGACTACAATCTTCCAAAACTTGACGTTAATAAAATTAGCACTTTCAGCGGTGTTAATCCGACGAACGTGGATGACATTAACACGATGATCGACCATGTTCGTGAATTGGGGAGATACAACCCGGGAGATAGGTCAACCGTCGAAGTCCACCTTGCTTTTGGGAATCTAATTGAAGTTGTTCTAGGTGTTGCTAAAAACGCCAAGTCAGTGGAGGTTGGCGGTAAGCTGCTTCAACTTCAGGCTGCCGTTGAGCAGACAGTGAATGAGGTTGGTACTCCAAAGAGCACAGATCCAAAAGTAACACGAGAGCAGCTTGAATCCTATAATGTGCAGTCGGTATGGCACTTAAAGAATCTTTCTACAGTTTCTCTTGACCGCATGCTTTCTTCATTGATGCCTTCGGATGCAGATTACGTTAAGTCTTTGCTGGGCTATCTAATGACGAGTGTAAAGGAAGCTGAGGCCAAGAGGACGCAAGTAATTAACGATATTCGGGAAAATCTAAACAAGGCGGCTAAAGCAGCGTTTAAAGATGATTCCTTTAGTTTCTCTAAGGATGGTATCCTTGCGGCGATTGGTCTTTCGTCTGAGAGTTCTAAGCCGATTCAGTCTCCTGAGCTAAATGTTACTTTTAGAAATAAGGCGCAGTTAATTTCTTTCCTTCTTCAAACGGGAAGTGAGGACGGTCTTAAGAAGGCCATGCTCGGTGGGGTAAATAATTCAGGCCCTATTGGCGGGTTTGACCCGATTACGGGCAAGATTGACACTACAAACCTCGACGCCATGATTGAGCGTTTGATTCAGGAAAAGAAACTTACAAAACAAGACTTCGAGTTTATGCAAGTGGTTTGGCAGTCATTTGAAAGAATGTACCCAGACCTCAAGAAAAGCCAAAGAGAGATACGCGGTATTAACGTAGGTTATATTGAGGGGCGAGAAATTAAAACAAGCCTCGGGGTATTTAAGGGAGGCTATGTTCCTATTACGGCAAGTGCTCCTTTCCTTGATCGTGTTAAGCGTGATCTGTTTTTGGATCCCGGACAAGGCGACATGATGGCGGCACTTATTCCCGCAATTAGTAAAGAGTCGACTATTTCTCGTACAAATGCGGTTTACGACGTGGACCTTGATCTTGGGCGCATTTTGACTAAGCTTAACGGGGTGGCAAATCTTGCCTACATTTATCCTGCGATGGTTAATATAGGAAAGGTCTTTGCTCAACAGGAAGTTCAGGCGGCGCTTGAGGCCAGACGTCCAGGCATTATGGAGAAAGTAGTCTATCCATGGTTTAAGCGCACGTCGTTGCAGCAGTACACTGAGCCCACCGATCAGACAAACCTCATCTATCGGTTTTCTAAAGAGATCCGTCAAAACATACCCATGGTGTTCTACTTGTTCAATCCGGGATCCATATTGAAGCAGCCTATTGGTATAGTGCAAGCAGTTCCGGTAGTAGGTCTTTCTAATATAGCGGTGTCGTCTCTTCAGTTTATGGCGAATCCTGCAAGTGCAGTTCGTATTATGCGAGAGCAAAGTTCTCGAATGAAAGCGAGACATCAAAAAGGCCAGACACAGTTGGTGCAGGATTATGACCGCCTAAACTTAAACTTCTCTACTGTCAATAGTCTAAAAGAGTGGGGTCGTTCCGCCTCCTTCTTTGGGATTCAGTGGACGCAAAACTACACCGACGCGGTGGTTTGGCATGCAGCCTATCGTAAAGGACTTAACGAAGGAATGAGAGGCAAGCAGGCAGTAACCTACGCAGATAACGCGGTTGAGAAAACACAAGGGTCAACAGGGGTTTCAGGGCTGACAAACATTCAAGCTGGAAATGACTTGACAAAACTTTTCACTCAACTTCTCACAGTCCCCCTTGCCCTTCGAGGGGTATCTTATGAAGGCGGGGCACGCGCAGAAACAGTGAACAACAAGATCAAGTTTTACCTTGGCTTCACTATGTTCTCTATCGTTCTCGCCTCAAGCTTGGAACAGCTTGTCAATATGGGGATAAAAAGTGTTTCTAAAGCCATTTCCGGAGAGGAAGACGAGGACGAGAAGCTGCGCAAGAAGGGTTACTCTGAATCTGCAATTGCTGACAAAAACGCTACGGATTTCACTCTTCGCCTGTTGGGGCAAGGGGCTGAAACCGTGTTTCCCGTGTTTGGTCGCCAAGCTACAAGTATTGCGCTTTACAATCGCATCAACCCTAGCCCGGCGGGGTCCTTGCTTGCTAAGGACTTGGCGATTGCATCATCAGGTGTTAAGGACTTTACGAACGGGATTAACATGACGAGCGAGCAAGTTGAGGCAATGATTAGGCTTTTTACAGTCATATCGGGTATTCCGTTGACGCCTGCGGAAATTGGCATAAAATTGAATGAAGGATCAAAGACCGATTCTGAGAAGATGATAGAGGACTATGAGCGCCGTTTGCAAAAGCAGATGAAGCGTTTTGAGGACATGAGGTAAAAGGAAGACTATGACAATCCGAGTAGAGGGTCAGAACATTTTTGAAGACGGCGATGTCTCCGGAGATTTGCTGTCCGAAAAAATTCTCATAGCTCAGACAAAAGGCCTAGTAATTCAGGCTGAAGTAACCGGCTCACCAAACGGTTCCCTCATCATTGAGGCGTCGTCTGAAATGACTGAGAAATCAGGGAACGTCACTATCTGGTCCCAGATTCATACTGAAACAGTTATAGGGGTAGAAGACTATTTGTTCTTCCTTAAAGACGCGGAGTATAAATGGGTAAGAGTTCGATGGGATGCAAACGGGGGAAGTTCTGGCCTTATCAACGCACGTTTCACCTTTAAGGGAGAATGGTAATGACTAAGATAGTACAAATCCC